GTCAATGGCCACGGGTCCCCCAAGGACTTGAGGTATCCGAAGAAGTTGATGAGACAGAGGATGGTAAAGGATAGGTTAGCACCCATCAATTGCCCATTCTCCATAAGGACCGGATTAACGCCAGAGGTGTGCGGGTAGAGGATTACATGAGGTCCGAGGTTATTACGGAGAACAGTCTCGAATTCAGATGAATCCTTAGGTAATCCCGCACGGATCGCCTCATCCGCCGCGATCTCGGAGAATCGGTAGTCGAGGAGGTCCGTCGCCGAGCGGAAATCGCCAGAGACGATTTTGGTTCGGGGTTGGGAGTCTCCACGGAGCAGACGATCACGGGACTGCAGATCATAGATGTGGGAGGGCGAGAAGGGCTCACCGATAAGGGCGAAGCAGGGGAAGGTGCGGAAGTAATCCCAGAGCGCGGCCTGGAAGGGCATACAGAGGTATGATTCTACAGCAGGCATCGCGGTGATGATACGGACCTTGAGAGGTTCGAGCACCGCGACTGCGCGACAAAGGGGGAACTGGGAGACGTCGGGGCGGAGTTTCAAGAGGGCCGTATAAGGCATCTGCTTGGGTTCACTGTCGAGAGTAGACGAGATGGAGTCCTTGAGGACTTCATCGTCTATCGCGTCAGCAAGACCACGTATCTGCTGGACGGTCTTCGGCTCCAAACCCCGGCGGATCTGAACCTGTCCGGGCCGAACCTCACTCATGTTGACGAGGGGCTGGCTCAGGAGGGGATCACGCACCCCCCCAACTCTCAACTCATCGAGAGGGTTGTCAGGCGAAGTGACGGTGATATGGGACACTCGGTGGTAGTCGATGGGCTCGTAGTCAAGAGCGTTGACATGGGAGGCCGAAGGCGTTATATCAACGTTGAGACGTTGTATATACCCATAGGATCCACCCATATTACGGCCGGACTCCACCGAGGCGTTGCGGGAGGGCTCCGAAGCACGCACGAGTTGCGCGTAATCGCCATTGATCCGGAATCGCGAGAAGAACACTCGACAAAAAGCGCGGAATTCCTCCAATTCCTTCACTGAAATCTCAGTAGAAGGAGGCGAGGAGAGTACGCTCGAGTGTTTGCGATAAGACTCGACAACAAACTGACTAGGAACTACGGCGAAGGCACGCTTAGACTGAGCTATAGACGTGACCGCACGATAGTAAGCCATGGGGTTGTCGGAGTGGTCGGAGTGCATGGCGAGGCGACGGAAGTAAACTCCGGTCTCACCCGAGAAGACGGGGCTCATGGGAGAGAGCCCCAGCCGACTCCAGGATTGGGGAACCACAGGTAGCTCGTTATGGAGGAATCGTGCAGTCGGCCAATCCTTCCAATACTTGCAGAAAGAGACAAACTCGAGGATATCGAGGCGACCGAGAGTATCCAATACGGTCAGCGAGTCGTCAGAAGACAACCTGCCAACGTAATCGGGATCACGGGCGCACTCGCCGCAAGTGTCCATCAGGGCAAGGAGCATAGCTCGGAGGGCGGAGAGACATTGGAGAGCCTGCCACGATAAAACGTGCAGGACTTCATTCCCTTTTGGTTCCCTGATAGCGACAAAGTCGGTCGTACAGGGAGGAGGCTGCTCGGTAACATACTCGTTGGTGGAGTAAGAGAACCAGAGGCCCTCTTCCTTATCAAAGGTACCTCCAGGCGGGAGGTCAGAGAATTTGCCAAAGTGGCAATGGGCGCGGATCAGTAGTTCGTCCTCGGAAGAGGACTTGACTGGTTGGCGAAGAACCCATTGGGTCACATACGGCTTGGTGCGTTCTGGATAGACCGCATACAAGCGTGGCAAAATACCATCGATTAGTTGGAGGGTATCAAAATTCATTTTGATATTCTTAACTATTTGTGTTGTCGAGTAGAGCAGGTGGCT